AGGCGGCGTTCTTCCATCTCGTCAGAATAGTCGAAGACGAAACGTCGTCAAGCTAAAGGAGAAGACGAATGGCAGTGAGGAGTTTGCGCCGGTCCTGCGGGTCGATGTTCATCTCGCGAACCTGGGCCCAAATACCCGACAGATCGACCGGGAGAAAATCGACGCCGAGTTCATCTGGCATCGGCATGGAGAGATCGACCCAGTCCATGACGGTCTGGTCTGGAAGCCACATGCCATGGTCCCTAACACGGCGGTTCATAATCCGTGCCCGCATCACCGCGTCGGTGTGACGAAACACATTCGTTATATCGATGGGGGGCCATGGTTGAAGGAAGTGTATTCGGTGGGTGTATTCCAACGTGATGTACGGGCCCGTTCCGTCTATGCTGGTCTCGAAAGAATAGAAGATGTCTCTGTATCTGAACGTGTATCGATTTCGGTCGTAACCGAACAGGCCGACATCCTTGGAACCCAGTCTGGTTTTCACTTCGATCTGTAGAAATGCTGAGCCAACATTGAGCCCGCGAAAGACAGCCCAAAGGGAGCCAACACAGAGTAGGCGAGGTTGTTCTCCAGCCCAAATAGGAAGCCCAGGATGACGCTCAAGAACACGCCCGCGAGGCCGCCGAGGCAGGTGAGGACGAAGCGGTCGTCTGCGATTTTCATTGGAGACCCCGGAGTTTGATCTTGGAGAGAGCGAGGAGTCGATTGGACAGATCGATGTTGAACTCAGCAATGATCTCACGCAGGCGGATGAATTCCTTTTCCCCCAGCGAGACAGAATCGAGTTCGGACGGGGTCGGCATCCCGAGATCAATCCACAGATTGATGTCCTCGGGGCTGATCAAAACGTCCCGAAGAGACGTGGTGCCAAACACGTATGCGATGATGTCCTCGGGCCGCATCAAACTGTCCCGCGCTTCTATGGGCTGACCATCGGGCGGGAAGATCAAGCATGAATATCCAGAATTATATTCGTCGAATACCTCGACCACAGAGGCGGTCTGGACAATGCGATGACCGTTATACCAATGCTCCGACGTCTCTTCACCGGCCTTGTCGAGAGGGCGGAAAGATTGCGCGGGGAAACCGGGAGTGAACTGAACCACGATCTTCAACATGAAACCACGATAGGTGGCTGGGAGGCTGGGGTCAATAATCTGGTGCCAGGAACCAGTTTGATAAATACGGCATGTTCAAATGCTCATGCTGCGTTCCAGCCAAATCGTTCTCCTACAAGAAAACCCTCTACAAGCATCAGCGGAAATATGACGCTTCCTACGAGGACCCGAGGCAGAAAGCCGACCGGGAACGCAGAGCGGCGTATGCAGCCGAGCCCAAACGGTGCCAGACATGCACTGTGGAGTTCTCGTATGAGGACGTGACCAGCGGCTGCAAGGACAAATACTGCTCGCGGTCGTGTGCTGTCCGGTCGAACAACCGGGTGCCGAAAAGGGTCAAGCGAGACCGGAGATGTGCGGGGTGCACGAACGAACTGCCGCCGTCATGCTTGAAGTTCTGTGGGCCAGATTGCCAAGCGCAGCATAAATTCGTCGAAACCGAGCAGCGCATATTGGCTGGCGAGGTATCTAACCGCCCCACGCTCAAGAAATATTTGCGGAAGACACGAGGATGGAAATGCCAGGAGTGTGACCTGACGGAGTGGAGAGGGCACGAAGTCCCGCTCGAACTAGATCACGAGGATGGCGACCCGTCCAACGATCTGCCAGAAAACCTACGTCTACTATGTCCAAACTGTCACGCGCTTCAGCCTACTTCAAAAGGTAGGAACAGAGGGTTTGGTCGGAAATCCAGAGGTCTGCTTCGGCAGTAATGGAGGCCCAACGGAGAATCGAACTCCGCTCCCTACCATACCAAGGTAGTGCATCACCACAATGCTTCAGGGCCATATTAGATTTTCTGGTGCCACAGGAGGGACTCGAACCCCCGGTGTTTGTATTCGGACTTACGAAATCCGCGCTGTCGCCGCTGAGCCACTGTGGCGCATCAGAAAAAGAAGGGAAACGTGCCGGTTAGAGGATTCGAACCCCTCACCCTCGACTTACAAGATCGACGCTCTACCAAATGAGCTAAACCGGCTACGTTGCAGTGCCGGATACCAACCCGGCAGTCTTAGCGCGCGGTCGGTGTCGTGACCACGCGCGTGCTAGTCGTCACGGTCGTCGTGACGATTGTGCAGCCAGTTGTGGTCAGCGAGTTGATCATGATGCTATTTATACTCGGACATCAAACGGGTGTCAATTAGAAAACAACTGGTAGAGGGCGGCGACTTTCTCGTGCTCGAAAAATAGCAGCATCCTGGTGTCGCTCTTCCTCTCCTTACCGGGGAGGCTAACGCCGTAGTAGGCCCAGTTGCCGAGGTGCTTGCCGTGGGCCTCGTGGACGCGCTCGATGACGTCCCACATCACGTCAAAGCTGCAATGAACGAAGGGCATCTCAATCCGGTACGGCATTCCTTGTTCGGGGAAATAGGTACAGACGCGCTCATAATCGAAATTTGGCACGGCGCCGCCGAAATGTAGCCACCACTTGTTGAGGTAGGAGATGTGCTCGATTTTTTCGAAGAACTCCCAGTCCTTCATGGCCGGACCAGAGCATGTCCCATGAGCATGATGACGGCGGCATCGCGCTCGTCATCGAATGACAGGGAAAGTTTTACGTCTCTGCCTTCGAAGGCGAACCAGGACGCGGACCACCGGCCACGGCACTGCGGGCCGCAGTGGCGCATGAACGCGTCGATCTTGTATCGGAACTGACCGTCCTGTTTGTTGAAGACCGCCGCGTAGATGTTGGAGGCATCGGGGATGAGGACTTCGATCTTGTGCTCGAACTCAGCCTCCGAGACGAAGCCCAAATAGCGGTCTGATGCCGTGTTGGCCATGATCACGAACTTGAGCTTGTCCGGCGAGTCATTCGTCGAGCGATCCGGGCTCGCCTTGAGGCCAGAGTCCGCATCGAGATAGATATAGAAGGGGAAGGGCTCGATCACCATTTTTTGGTCATACCGTAAATTGCCGACGTGTCAATGGCGGCTGAGGCGCCCGTGAGAGCCGGTGACGATCTTCTCCATGATGTCGAACCGGAGCTTGATCATCATGGCGTCCCGCTCGTTGGTGACGGCGACGACAGGAGAGATACCGAGTGAGTTCTCGGTCACGAAGACCCACTGGCCCTGGAACCCAGCTTCGAAGTGAAGCCAGTCCAGGAACTCAAAATACTCTTCTCGGGTGTCGCAATAGGGCATCTTGAACGACATGTTGCCGACCTTGATGCGACCCGTTGGGGTCAGGACGGGCTTCTTGTCGTAGGCTTTGGTGCGTTCGAGAAAGGCCCGGAAGCCTTCGGTGCCGCAGTTCTCCAGAAACCATTCCCGGTTCCATTCCAGACGGTAGTCGAGAATCATGCCGGGATATCCGTGAGGAATGTTTTCTTCTCCAATGTGAAGACCACGGCGGGGTGATCATTTTGCGAGATGATCTTGATCGGACCCATCGTGTAGCCCTCGTCAGCCAGTCGGTCTGATAGGTCATAAGAGAACCGCGTCAGGGTTGGGAGCAGCATGATGTCGGAGGCGAGGGGCGTGGTGAACGTCAGCGTGACAAAGTCATAGTGTCCGTGCTTGGCGATCTTGGCGTCGAACTGCATGTAGGGAGTCAAGCGGTCGAGCGCGACGTTGATCGAAGCATAAACGAAACCGTTGAGGTTGACGTTAGTCATAGAATACCGCGTCCTCGACGCCAGCAGCGTGAAGTTTGGTGATGTGTCCGATCTGGTAGTGGAGAATTTCCAGACCCTTGGACATGGAGACAAACTTCTCCCGGACTAGGTGAACCTCCAGATGGAGGAGCCTCATGGCCACGACGTCTTCGGACCCGGCCGCCATTTTCTCAGCGACAGTCGGAGTGTAGAGTTTGTTGTGACCTTCGAGGTAGTATTTTCTCGCCTTGTCCATGGCGATGTCTGCTTTGAGGGCGACCCATTTCTCAATGGCGTCGATTTCCTGGAGGCAGCCCCAGTTATACTCGACCCACCCTGGAACCATCTGAGCGGTTTTTTCAATCCGCCCAGACAGTTTCAGGTTTGGCCTCATGTTCTCGTACTCGGTCATAAACCAGTCGAGAGCTTCGGCCAGAGCTTCGAAGTCGCCGGACCCAGAGGATATTTTTCTATACCAGCGCATGCTTCTATTTACTCGTCGTAGTGGTCGATTTCGTTGTCGAACTCAGGCACGACGTCGCCGTAGACTGCCCGGTAGGCAGCCGTCAGGTAGTCGTCTTCGTCCAACACGTCGGTCATGTCGTCCTCGTCGATTCCGAACTCCTCGAAGGCGCGAATCATGGTGATCGCGGCGTCGGTTCGTTGGCTGGCGGGGACGTGGGAAGCAAAGATTTCCCAGACAGCCAGGATGAGGTTGCTCTCACTCTTCATTGAACTCTTCCTCTGTCACGGTGGCGCCTTCGGAGTGGTCAAAGCCCTTCTTGTCTTTCGGGCTTTCCCAATGGCTCCACTCTTCCATGATCTGATCGAGCCAGCCGTTCTTCTTGAAGTTCTTGCGGAAGTCCTTGAAGAACTCACCCGTCACCGGAGAGGTGTAGGTGTAGCGGGTGCCGTCCTTGATGATCGCGCCCTTCTTTTCGAAGAGTTCGAAGAGACCCGAGTAGGGGTCCATCCCGGTGTCGTAGGGGATGTTGATCTTCAGCTTTTCGAACGGCTTCGCGTAGCGGGATTTCCGCACGACGATTGAGGAGCGGATACCCGCAACCGCGCCATCGGTGAGCTTCACGCCGTTCTCGTCTTCCTTGAGGAGGAGCTTGTTCATCTGGACGATGATCGAGGAGGCGAACTCCAGCATCTTTCCGCCCGGAATCGTGTCCGGCTTGTACTGGTCCTGCGAGTCGTAGACGTGGTTGGTGCAGACTAGGCCGATGGGCTCACTGGCGATCTTGGCCATGGTGACCCGAATCATCGCAGTGATCTGCTTGGCCTTCAGACCCATGTCACCCTTCTGGTCGCCTTCCATGAACTGACGTTCCTGGTTTGGCGTGATCAACATGCCGAGCGAGTCGATGATGATCAGGATGCGTGGACGGTTCTCGTAGGGGACGTCGGCGTTCTCTGATTTGTAGATTTCGATCAAGGCGCCGATCAGGGCCGAGACGTCATCGACCGTTGCACCGGAGAACTTCTCCACCAGTTCGGTGTCGATGCCGAAGTTTTGCAGCCACGACGCGTCGAGCGCGTTTTCCGTGTCGATGAGTACCGGAGACACGCCCTTGGCGAGGCAATCCTTTATGAGGTTGGCGGTCGCGATGTAGGATTTGCCGGAACCGGAGTCACCAGCAAACATCGTGAACTTGCCTTCAAGGGGGAAGCCACCATCGAACCGTCCAGCAGACAGATAGTTCAGGGCGAAACACCCTGTGTCCAACCAAGTGGTTGGGTCATTGAACCCGGATGAGAGTCCAGGAATGGACTTCTTCGCCCGCGCTCTCAGCTTACTGAAATCGTATGGTTTCATAATTACTTTCAATTATTGATGGGAAGAAAATGGGGGCCCGAAGGCCCCCACCCCCTTAAGCGTTCGCGCGGTTGCGGATGCGATCCAGGATGTCCTGGGCCGACTTCGCGGACGGGGCAGCAGCGGCCGGAGCCGACTCCTGAACCGCGTCAGCGGGTTCCGATTCATAGCGAGCGGCCGGGGCCGAAGCCGGAGCCGAAGCAGCCGGTGCCGGAGCCGAGGTCTCGGAGCGATTTCCGCCGCCTCCGCCGCCGCCGCCACCGAATGCGCGGTAGTATTGGCCGTAGGAGGCCGCATCGAACGGACGTCCGGCGACCGAGTCGTCGAACATCGCCTTGATGGCCTCGACCTCGTTGGCATCGGGCTGGCGCCCCATGTATTCCTTGAGGCTGAACAGACCGTGCTGATCGACAGCGACGAGTTCGGCTTCCGTCAGGGAGCGTTCCTTCATCGCCCACGAGGACGTCTGGTAGTTGGCGTATTGGCCCTTCTTCGTCTTCTTGATGACGAAGTCACGACCCTTGATGAAGTCGGTGGGCGAATCTTCCATGTCCGGGTCCATCAGCGACTGCTCGACCAGTTCATGGATGGACTGGTTGATGATGAAGCGGCGGATGGGGTTTTCCGGGGTGGAGTTCTCTTCGAACGGCGAGCGAACCACGAAGCCCTGATAGATGTAGGACTTCTTCTTGTAGTAAACGCGGGCCAGTTCCTTCTCGGCATCGGTGCCCTTCCACCACGGACGGATGGCCGCAGTCACCGGGCAGGACATGCCAAACATGTCGATGCACGGGACCTGGACGGTCACTTCGTTGTTGGTGGGGTATTCGCCGCCGACGACGCCGCTGAACGGCATCTTGATGACTTCGCGCTTCTGCCAGAAGAACACGTTGTCCTTGTCGCCATCCGGGAGGAAGCGAACGATGGCCTGCGAATTGTCGGGGATGTTCCAGAAGGGGTAGGAAGCGTTGTCGCCGCCTGAGCTACGGCCTTCGCCGCCGCTGGTCTTCTTGGCTTGGTTTTCGAGAAGTTTTGCTTTGATTGCTGCTAGTGACATATGTGCCTTTCAATATTGCCTATAGTATAGTTGAGTTGCCAATCATCGAAGCCTCAGCTTCGACGTATCTATTTATCATTTGAGTTCGACGAATATGTTGTCGCCCTCAGCCGATGACTCAATATGCCTGAACGTTAGGGTCACTCGCAATAATAAAAACGCCCCCGGAGAGTTTCTCCGAGGGCGCCTTTACTGTAGTTGTCAAGTATAGTTAGAAGACCGTTGAGGACTTCCGAACGCCAGCCAGGGTGGCAATGCGTTCAACCTCTGCACCGTCGATGTCAGCGGCTACTTCGTCTCCGAGATTGGCGCCGCCGTCCTTGGGAAGAAGGACGTCTTCGCGGGTGAGTTCGTCACCACCATCATCTTCGCCACCGAGCAGAATCTGCTCTTCGCGGATGTCGTCGTCGCCACGTCCGTCGTAGCCCATGCCTTGGTGCATATCGAACGAGTTGATGTCGCGCTCGATACCGGCAACGTCGAAGACTTCGTCGGCTTCGCCTTCATCTTCGATGTCGTATGCATCGCGTTCGCTGTAGCGGTCATCGTCATCGCCGCGACCGTCATACATGGCATCGCCACGGTCGAACGAGTTGATGTCGTATTCTTCATCGATCTCGGGCTCTGCTATCGGCATACCCGGCGTCCATGCCGTATCAGCGTCTAGGGAGCCCGTGGAGAACTCTGCGTCAACGATGTCGGCTTCGCCACCGAAAGTCGGTAGAGGGGCCTCAGTACCCGCTACAGGGGCAACTACGCCCATTTCAGCGGCCAGATCACCTTGCGAGTCCATGGCACCGAGAGCGGACGCATCGAGCGAGCCCATATCGGCCGGAGCCATACCGTGCTGCTGGACGATCTCGTCAACCTGGGAGGCCAGATCGAACGCGGTGTTGTAGGTGCCGTCCTGCGTCGCGTTCACCTGATCGCCGTTAGCGACAACGAGGTTGTAGGCGCGCTCGCCATCGTGGACGAACAGGTCGGCGTGCACACCGTCCGAGAGTTCAGTGGTGTAGTAGAAACCCTGAACGCCGTCGTCGTTGACGCCACGGCCCTGCGAGGACCAAATCCCCTTCGAGTTCGTGGTCAGGATGCCTTCGAAGCCGACGCCTTCGTAGAGTTGGCGTTGGCTCTCGTTGAGAGACGGGTTGTATTTCTTGACCCAGTCCATGTCGAGATCGTTGCGGTGCTTACCGCCGTCCTCTTCATCTTCATCGTCGGCGATCTGACCGCTGCCGTCGCAGACCGGGCATTCTTCATCCTCGCCGTCGCCGCCGAGGCCACCTTCGATGGTGCCGGTGCCTTCGCATTGGCCGCACGCGATGCTGCCTTCTTTGAGCTTCTTCTCGTCGGTCAGGATGTAGCCATCGAGTTCCAGCTTGGCCTTGACGGCGGGCCAGAGGTCTTTGGCCACGTCAGCCATGTCGTCGTCTTCGACGCCATGCTCTTCCGACATGATCGACGAAAGATAGCCAGCCAGAGACGAACGAACGTATTCGACCGAGTACGAGCGTTCGTCGTCCGGCATGTGTGGGTTCACATCGCCATACTGGAAGTCGCTGGCGTAGTCGGATGCCAGGAAGTCAGCAACGCGGAAAGTCGAAATGACGTCCGAGGCGGCGATTTCCTTTTGTGCCGAGTTCGGTCCAGCTTGCTCAGCGCGGGCTTCAAGTTCAGTGTAGTCGTGGTAGCCTTCCCTGAGGAGCACGCGGTCAGCATCGAAGCTCTTGAACCATTCAACAAATTCACGGATGGCCGGAGTGACGATGGGGTCCATGTTGACGTTGGCGGCCTTCAGAACCAGCTTGACGACCAGCTTCATCAGAGAGATGGCCTTCTGGTTCGGGCGCGGGTTTTCCAGCAGTTCCGGGAGTTCCGAACCCACATAGCTGCACAGCGCGATCAGACGGTCGTCCTTGATCTGCGGAACGATCTGGTCGAACTTGAACAGGGATTCAGTGGTCTTGTCGGTGAAGTTCGGGTTTCGGTTCTTGTCCGGGTCCTCGCTCGGGGCCGGGGCGTCCATGAGGTCAATCTTGCCGTTGGTCAGGTTCTCCCAGACGACCGGGTCGATGTGGAAGGTGCGGACGCTGTCCACGCGCACGGCGGTGAACTTCTTGGCTTCTTCGGGGTTGGCGGACAGACGCTCGTCGCTCGGAACCTCTTCGGCGATCATGCTCGACGAGTTGCCGACCAGACGGGCGACCGATTCGATGACAGCATCGTCGAGTACCTTGCCTTCACAGGCCAGGGTCGAACGCAGGCTTTCCATGATCTCGCCTTCGACGAGGGCAGGCTCACCGGCATCTTGGATGCGGGCGACTTCATTGAGGTAGCCGGTTTCACTGCGGTAGCAGCGTTCAAACATGCGACGCATCTCGCGCAGCTTTTCGCGGCATCCTTCCCGAAGGGCACCAGCCGACTCAGACATCATGCCGCCGTTCTGGTGAACGAACGCGCTGCACTGGCCGAGGTTCTGGAAGTCCACAGCCATACGCTGGAACTGCTCACCGACCGCGTCGTGGAACGAGCCACCGTGATCGACGTGCGAGACCATGGCGCGAGCCGGGGGGAGTTGACGGGTGGGGAACAGCATGCGCTCACCCTGTGCGTTCTCGATGAAGATCGATTCGATCTTCCGCGAACGTGCGCCCATCATTTCTTCGTTGATGCGCTCAGAGTGACGAACGATCATCTTGGCGTTTTCGAGTTTCAGGTAGGAACTACGCGAAGTGCCATACATTCCCTCAGTCAAGTCTTGCATAAAAGTTTTCCCTTCGTTTGTGACCGAAAACTGGGTCGCGAAATCCTTAGGATGGTATTCGCGATCACCTTTTTTGGCGTCAAACAGCATGTTGTATTTATTCGCGCAATTGCGCAGCGTGCTGAGGAACGACCTCAGGTCCACCATGTCGGCAGTTTTACTCAACCGAACCTTGAGGGTCGAGTTGTCGTTGGAATCTACGAGAGCCACGAGATGGTTTTCGTCGTTGATATAGAAACGACGAGCCTCTTCGGGTTCGATGACCTTGTTACCCACGTCATCGTAGAGATCGACGACAAAGTTTCGCGAACGAAGGATTTGGAAGATTTCGGGGGCGATAGCAGTAAAGTTGATCACGCGGGCTCACAGAAACTGGGTTCCGGCTATTTATGCCAGACCCAAGTCCTGGAGGCGAAATCTAGTCGAGGTCCGGCCAGCGGAGCCTGAATGCAATGTAGTCTGCGTGATCGGCGAACACGAAACTGATGATGCCGAGGTTGAGCCGGTCCAGTTCGACCCAGCGTCCATCCGCTATGAAATCCAGACCCCATTCACCGCGAGTATGTTCGGCCACCCACTCGACACGATCAGCGAGTTCCCCGACGAAGGGTATGGTCAGCCTCGCCCCCAAGAGCGGGGCGACCTTCATAGCGCGGGTCATCCATGCGTGAACGGTCTGTACGGTGGTGCCAGCGAGCTTGTTGCCTGCATCGGGTTTGAACCGGGTGAAACGACCCTGGCGGCAAATGCCCCGTCCGTTGAACTCCCCGCCGCGCAGCCGCAGAATGGTGAGACGGTTGATCGCCGGATGGCGCATCACCAGATGGCCGTCGAAGCAGATGAAAGTCGCCATCAAAACGAGAAATTCTTATGCGGCTTGCGGCATTTCACCTGCCAGTTGGCATTCGCGGTCGGACGACTGCACATCGCCAGACGGGCCGTAGCGTCCTTGAGGACGATACCCTCGTCTTCCGGGGCGTCCAGACCCTGCCAGACGGCCAGGAAGTCGCTGGTGATGATCTTGGCCAGCCACGTGTGCTTGTCGATCACGTAGTGGGAGAAGGTCTCCGAGACATGGTGGGGGAACAGGGCCGAGAGGCGGGCCTGCCGGTCCATGAAGGTCGAACTCACCAGATAGTCGCCGTTATCGACCAGAAGGTCGAAGATGTAGTTGACGTTGCGGAGACCCTCCACCTTGCTGTGCAGGAGTTCCGCGACGAAGACATACCAGCCGTCGCCGGGCAGGGCCCGGAACGCGTCCATGACGGCGCCAGTGGGCTGCCACGCCTTGTGGGCCTCCTGGTGGCGGTTCATCGTGATGATCTCTTTCGAGGGCGAGACCGCGATCACCGAACAGGTGCCGTTCTTCTTGATCTGAGCGACGAAGCCCATCATCTCGTGCGCGGTCAGCATGATGTCCGGCACGGCCTGCTCAGGGCGCGGAGGCCACAGATACTGATAATCGGTGAACTGCATCAGGCGGCCTTTCTGGGCTCGAAGGTGATCTTGATGCGTGCGTAAGTGGACGAGACGTGCTCGCCGTCCCAGCCCCGGCCGCATTCCGACTTGGTCGCGGCCTCGACACTGGCCAGCACGAACAGGACGTCGTCGATCTTGAACGAGTAGTTGCTCAGCTTGCGGTAGACGTCCAGCGGGATGTCGCGAACGCTGAAGACGATCTTGGGGTGGTTGCGCTCCCACGAGCCATCCGACTCCGAGGGGACCTTCATATCAGGATACCAGTCCATCGCCTTGTTGATGAACTTTTCGAGGTCTTTGCCCTGAAGGCCGGTCAGGTCGAGCGTTTTCATGCGCGGAGCATCGTTTCCAGGTCGTGGGCCGACACGCCGAACACACGCTGGATGTGGGCCGCCAGCTTTTCCTTGTGGTCGCCGACAGCCTTGCGGGCTTCGAACTGAATCGAGCCCGGATAGTGGGCCGACAGTTCCTTGTAGCGCGCGGTGTCACAGGTCGTGCTCACCTCGTCCCAGATGGCGGCCCGATGGGCGATTGCATCCTTGAGGTTCTTCGCGAGTTGTTTGCCGCTGGCCATGTCGTGTCTCCTTCCATCACAAGGTAGACGATTGCCCTGACTTGTCAAGCAAATGTTTTGCTCTTTGAGTTCCAGCCTATATGGGCCAGGAACGCGTCAACGCCCTCATGCCGAACCTCAGGCAGACCGGTGTATTGATCGAGGAACTCCGCCCCCGTGGCCCATTCGACCCTGGCACGGGTCTGATATCGGTCCTTCATCCAATCTGGATAATCCCGGAAGACATACCACCGCTCTACGGACGGGTTGTGGATGGCGCCGCCTTTCTCGGTGAAGAGAAAGCGAGCTTTCTTGTGGGCCCGGTCGAAGTCGTCGAGCCTACTCTCCAGGTTCTCGTCATAGTCGGGATGAAGGAATCCCGGCATGGCGATCAGGTGCAGGGTGACGGGCTGACCCCGGTAATGCTCGATGAAGAGATGATCGCGCATTACCGTGTGGTCGTAGACCTCGCCGTCGTCGCTCATCAGCAGGCCGCGTTGATCTTGGCCTTGAGGGCGGCCGGGAAGGGCGTCAGGCGGTCCTGGTCGCGCAGCGCGATGCAGAGCGTGGACTGCGCCGGGGCGGCGTCCTCAACCCGCAGAACGTTCTGGTAGGTCGAGAACAGCGGGAACCGGTAGCCGCCGACCCGCATCGTATAGGTCTGGCCGCG